CGAAGCCTTTGCCGACGCCCATTACCCCCATCAAGGCGAAGAATATCTCCAGCGATCCCATTAAGTCGCCCGGCGAATTCACGGGCACCTACGCCGAATACAAGGCCGCGCGGCTTAAAAGCCAGGCGCATTAACTTGCAGTAACTCAAGAGGGGGTATATAGTCCCCCTCAGCTAGTAATAGCCCAGCCCACCGGAGCGTCATCCCGGGACAGTCGCCTAAATCTCCGCGTTAGCGAGATCGAGCAATCGGTTTCCCCTAACTTTTCGGAGATTTGCAATGGCAATCAACCTGCTGACTATCAGCAAGATCACCAACGAAGCGTTGATGGTCTTGGAGAATGAGCTGACCTTCACCGGCCAGGTCAACAAGGACTACAACGACCAGTTCGCCGTGACGGGCGCCAAGATCGGTAACACGGTCAACGTGCGCCGCCCGGGCCGTTTCATCGGCACCACCGGCCCCAACCTGAGCGTTGAAGATTTCAACGAAACCAGCGTGCCCGTAGTTCTGACGACTCAGTTTCACGTCGATACGCAGTTCACCACGCAAGACCTGGCACTGTCGATGGACATGTTCAGCGACCGCGTGCTCAAGCCGTGTATCGCCGCCATCGCCAACAAGATCGACCGCGACGGCCTGGTGATGGCGAAGAACAGCACTGCCAACATCGTCGGCGTGCCTGGCACGGCCCCCACGGGTCTCATCACCTACCTGACCGCAGGCGCGTACCTCGACTCCGAAGCTGCCCCGCGTGACGGCAAGCGTGCTGTGGTCATCGACCCGTTCACGCAAGTTGCCATCGTGGACTCGCTGAAGGGCCTGTTCGTGCCAAACGACAAGCTGTCCAGCCAGTTCAAGACCGGCCGCATGGGCAAGGATTCGAGCGGCATGGACTGGTACATGGACCAGAACGTGGTTTCGCACACCTTCGGCACCTGGACCACGACCGCCTCGACCCTGACGGCCAACACGACTTCGCAAACCGGCTTCCTGCAATCGGGCTGGGCTTCGTCTTCGACCATCACTCTCACGGCCGGCGCTTCGCTGACCCTGAACCAAGGCGACACCATCCAGATTGCCGGCCTGTACGGCACCAACCCGCAGAATCGTCAGTCCTACGGCAAGCTCCGCTCCTTCGTGGTCAACACGACCGTGACGGGTACGGGCGCAGTGGTGGTGAACGTGTCCCCCGCGATCATCGTGGCGGGCCAATTCCAGAACACCGTGCAAGTGGGCGCCACCTCGGCAACCGCCACCGTGACGCCGCTGAACATCGGCACTGCCGCCCTGGGCGTGACCGCCAGCCCGCAAAACGTCTTGTTCCACCGCAACGCCTACACCATGGCTTGCGCGGACTTGCTGCTGCCCGAAGGCGTGCACTTCGCCGGCCGTGCGTCTGACAAGGATGTGGGCCTGTCGATCCGCGTGGTCCGTCAATACACGATCAACAACGACGCCATTCCGACTCGTCTGGATGTGCTGTACGGCTGGGCCCCGCTCTACCAAGAGCTTGGCTGCCGCATCGCCGCCTAACCCCGGACCAACCTAGGAGCACATCATGGCAAATCCCGGACCTGCAACAACCGTCACGACCAACTACCAGCCGGTGAACAACCAGCAGGCGTTGGTTCTCATCGGATTCATCAAAGGCCAAGCCGTGTCGGCCGCTGGTGATTTCCTCATGCCCATCATCGGCCCCGTCACGAACTTCGTGCCGACCGTGGTGGTCACGACCAACTCCAGCGGCGCCACGGTCAACATCGCGGCAGCAACGGTGGGCATCTACACCCAGCCAGCAGCAGGCGGCACGGCTGTTCTGACGACTGCTGCCCTGACCGGTCAAACCACCAACGCATTCGCCTACGTGCGTGCTGCAACGGCGGTGGCTGCTCAGGTCATCACCAGCCAGCCGAATCTGTACGTGAACATCGTCACCACGGTGGCGGCGGGCATCACAGACATCTACCTCTACGGCTACAACGTCAGCTAACAAGAGGGGCCTTCGGGCCCTTCTTCAAAGGAGCACCAATGCCCGGTTCAACTATCAGCCGTGGGAACATTCTCACGAACATCATGTGCGGCCCGACGCTGACTCCCGGCGCCCTGACTGCATCCACCACCACTCCGCTGACCTTCACGGTGCCGGGCTTGCTGCCCAACGATGCGGTGAACGTCACCTTCAACGGTGTGCAGACACTCGGTGTTGGCATCGGCAATGCCTACGTGTCAGCCGCGAACGTGCTCACCATCGTGTTCACGAACTCGACTGCAGGCACGCCAACCCCCGCAGCGGGCCAGTACATCATTCTGGTGGACCGGGCCGAATACCAGCCCTTGCCCGCTAACGCGCTGTAAGCAGGGCAGATCATGGGATGGTCTGCTTTCGCCCCCAAGGGCCCGACAGTCACGTATGCGGCCACCACTTCGGCCGGCACGGGGGCGCAGGCGCCCGGCTCGGCGGGTGAGCCGCAGACCAACAACTACCTCGTGTCCAACGCTACGGCTCAGGCGTGCATGTTGGGCTATGGCATCAACGCCGCCCAGGCGCAGGCCATGGCGACGGCCCTCACGGGGGTCTACCTCGGGCCCAGCTCTACGCAGAGTTTCACCTTCGGGAACGCTACGTTCTTCTCCGTGATTGCGCTGGCAACGACCTCCACGGTCTACATCACCCCCGGCGACGGTTTGTAATCCCGCCAACTGAGGGCGACACCCAATGAACCCAGGAGCGGCCAGTACCAGCACGCTCAACCTCGCCCCCCTTCAAGGGGTGCTGTTGACTGCCGCCCAAATCGCGGCCCCCACGCCGGACATCTTGGCTGCTGCAACGGTCATCTACCAGGGGCCGGACGGGACGCTCTATAAATCAGACGGGGTTGAGCTTGCCGCCACGGCGATGACCAGCGCCTCCGCAGGGCTACAGGTAGGCGGCGCGCAGAACCGCTATTCGGCTTACGGCACGATCCGATATGTGAGCCTGCCTGGCTTGGCCGACTTCGATGGCCGCAGCTTCCGCCAAATCTTCCAAGTTCCATACCGTGGGGCCTGCCTCGTCCGCGCCACCTATGAGACCGATGATGTTACCGGGGGCACGATCACCGCTACGGCCTTCGCGGCAGGCCGGCGCCTGTTGGATGACAACCCGGTCAATGCATTGGGCGCTGCCGCAACGTGGACCGTGACCTCTGCCACGACCGTTTCGGCGGCATCCGCAGCCTACGCCACAGACGGCGTTTACGGCTCAGGCAAGAGCGGTTGGGCGCTGCTCGATATCCCTTCCCCTGCGGACACTGGAGCGGGCGGCTATGTCTACGTGGGCACCATCGCCGCCGCCGCGCCGCGCCGCTGCATCGTGGGCAATGCCTCAAGGCCAACCAGCGATTGGGAAAGCACGACCAACGGGATGCTCACGAGCATGAAGTACCGCGCGTTCTACAACGGCGGCAGCGACAACGTGACCGTGAACCAAAACGCGTTCGTGAACGTCTCGGGGCCTGCTTACTTCAACCCCTGCGTAGCGTTGGATGTGATCCCCATCTCTCAGTGTGTTTATGGCGCGTTTTACGGCGACTCGACTACGCAAGGATTCGGCACCGGGGCACCTGCCATCGAGCCGCAGTCTTATGCCTGGGGGCATGTGTTCTGCAAGCAAATGCGCGACCTGGGTTCGCCGTTGGTGATGGCGAATTACGGCATGGAAGGCAAGACGCAAACCTTCTACCTCCAGCGCTTGGTCATCCAGTTGGCCGATGCCGATTTCACGCCGGCCTTCGTGGTTGTCATGCCGTTCTCGACGAACGCCGGGTTCACCGCTCCCGTGGTCAATGCCGGGATCGCGCTGGCAATGACAGCTGCTGCGACGGGGCGGCGCAAAGGGATACGGGTCATTTTTGCCACCGTACCGCCCAACAACTCCACCGATGCGACGACAGATGGTGTGCGCAAGGCGGGGAACGCAACCATCCGCAACAGCGGTGAGCCCGTCTTGGACATCTCGACCTTGGTCAGCGACGGGGCCGCCGTAGAGCGAATCCGTGCCGGACTGACGCCTGACGGGACGCATTTCAACGTGACTGGAAACGACCTGATCGGGACCGCGCTGACCGCGCTGTATCGCACGCTATGACAACGCCTCTCGACATCATTCAAGGCGCGCTTCGCTCGATTGGTTCGTTGGAAGCCGGGGAAACGGCCGACTCGCAAACGGCCAACGACTGCTTCAACATGCTCAACGACATGCTGGCGCAGTGGTCGAACGAACGCATGATGATTCACTACACCACGGATGTCGTTTTCCCGTTGGTGAATGGTCAGTACCAGTACACCATTGGCCCGGGCGGGCAAATCGGGGCCGTGTTCACCGGCTCTACCTCGGGCTTCATCCTGACCGTCACCGCGCTGACTTCTGGTGCGATTGCCATTGGGCAGACGATCACGGGCGCAGGGATTGCCTCGGGGACGAAGATCACCGGGTTCGAGACGGGCGCCGGAGGGCAGGGCGCAAACGCGCTTGGAACCTATCGCCTGAGCACGAGCCAAGTGGCGGGGCCGGTCTCAATGACGGCAGCCTATGAACGGCCTCTGCGGGTGAACAGCGCCTTCGTGCGGGTGTCGAATCTGGACTACCCGGTGGCGCCGATCAGCCTCGAAGACTACGAGGGCATCGGGTTCAAGACGCTGAACGGCCCATGGCCGCGAGCACTCTACTACCAGCCTGCCGAAAAGCTGGGCACCGTCACCGTTTGGCCCAACCCCGCCAGTGGTGAGATGCACATGTTCTGCGACACCATCCTCGGGGCGTTCAACACGCTGGCGGACGTGATCCAGCTCCCCCAGGGCTACAACCTCGCCATGAGGTTCAGCCTCGCCGAACTGCTCGCGCCTGAATTTGGCGTGTCCTCGCAGTCGGCTATGGCGGCGATTGAAAAGCAGGCCAGGAAGGGCCGCGCGATGGTCAAGAAGACCAACATGCAGCCGCAGCAGATTGTCCGTCTGGACCCCATGTTGATGAGCGGCAAGGTCAACGACGCATCCTTCATCTTCGACGGGGGTTTCGCGCGTGGCTGAACTTGCCGGTTTCTGTGGGGGCGCGTATGTGGCACCGTCGATCTACCAGAACACCAGCGAGTGCATCAACTGGCGGGTCGAAATTGACGTGACCAAATCGGCCGGCGGTGCAGGCAAGCCAGCAGAGCGTGGCCGCATGGCGCTGTACCCCACGCCGGGCCTGTTGTCACGCTTGCAGCTGCCTAACGTGGCGGAGGTGCGGGCCCTGGCCGTGATGCCTGGCGGCCAGCGCCTGCTGGCCATCTGCGGCGACACGCTCTACACCGTCAGCCCTTTCTACACTGCAACCAATGTCGGAACGCTCCTGACCACCAATGGCCCGGTGCAGATCACCA